TCCAGTATACTTGATATACATAGCTCTTTCTGCATCTGCAGCTCCATCTGCTACTGTACTTGCAAAAGTATCTGCATTTGTCGTTATAGCTTGTGTGCCAAATCCAAGTGCTTCACCAATTAGTTCTAAGTTTGTATTGGTCGTAGCCCCCCATGTTCCAGATTGTTCACCATCTGCTATTTCTTCTAATCTTAAATCATTTACATATGAGCTTGCCATGTTGTTATCCTTATGCTGCTATTTTTGTCCAATTTGGAGTTTGTGATACGGTTATAGCTGAAAAATTGGATGTTTGTGCCGTATCTATTAATCCCCAAACATTTTCTTCTCCCGTAAAACCAGTGGCACTTAAACCAATAGGGAAAACACCTATTGAAAAAGTTGGTGCGTGAACAGTGCCTACCGAGCTTGTTCCTACGTTTGTAGCCACTGTAAGTAAAGAAGAACCTGTAACACTTTCTGACCCAACAGCACTTGTCATAGCTCCTTGTGTAACAGCTACAGAAACACTTCCAACAAAACTAGTTGTTCCTAAAGCACTAGTTAATGCTGATTGAGTAACAGGAACTTCTCTTGAAGGAACAACAACAACTGATCCTAAAGCACTAGTTGCAGCACTTTGAGTAACAGCAACAGGAATAGGATTATTCCACGCTCCTTGCGTCCAAGTGCCTCTACCCCAACCAGTTATATTAGCCATATTTTACCTTACAATTGTTCGGTTAAGCAATTCTTATAATAGCATTACTTGCATCAGCCGTTGGAAATTGAATTGTAAATGTTCCAGATGTTGATGTTTTGTTACTTGTAAAATCTAACACGCAAACTGCTTTATTACCGTTAGTATCGTTATAAATTAAAGCGCCCATTGCTGTAATAGTAGCTGTTGTAAAACTTAAATCTGCAAAATCAGTAATTCCTGTAGTGCTAACATTAGTTGGTGCAACTTTAGTTAAAGCTCCACCTCCAGTTGCATAAGAACCACTTGAAGCAACTTCTCCCGTTGTCACAAGAACAGTTGACGCAGCTCCTAATGTTGCAGTCGTACTTGATTTTCCACCACTACTTTCTGCAAATAAAGCCAACTTAAACGCATTTCCATTAGTTGCAAAATTATGAGTAGCTGTTAAAAGTTCTTTTTTAAACGTAGTACAAAGTGCTTGTGCTATTGCCATTATAGTCTCCTTATATACTCTGCCAATTCTTTTTGGCCTGATTCTTGTATCATGTGTACTATTGTAGCTCTTTCTTCTCTTCTTGCCAAGAGTAAATAATGAAACAAAAGTTTTTTGACATTTTCTTTAAAAACATTGGCTTGATCTCTAATAACATCTGGAGCATTTTCAGATACAGCAACAATTTTATCTGTTGCCATTTGTGCTATTTGTTCGTCTGAAAGACCTCCGTTATTAGAAGTCATAATATTAACAGGAGCAGTATTACCCTGTATTGCTGAAAAAAATGTCATCTTGTGTCTTCCTCTCTACCATATATTCTTGGAATTGCATCTAATGGCTCTGGTGGTTCTAATTTTGATTTTCTTGTTATTAACATACTTCCTTCATGGACTGTAGAAACTATGGGATCGTCTAATCTATGGTATCCATACAGCTTTTCTTCATCTGGCACATTAGTATCTAAAAGGGTAGAATTATGTGCAATCTCAATTTTTATTCCTTTTGTAGTAGCAATAGCCAGCCAAAACTCTGTGCAAGCTCTACCTGCTTCTGCCATATGAGGAACTTCCTTATAACTAAAATCTACTCCATATAAACAAATTTTACTTACTTCTTGAGATATAGCAAAAGCTATTGCATAAGGAACTGTGTTATTTAAATATGCGTATTTTGTTTTTTCTAATACTTCTTGCAAAGGGTATTCTACTACATCAGGGCATCTTTTATCTAAACAACACGAATAAATAGGTATATTTAATTTTTTTAATAACCTGTCTTTCATTACATTTGTTTGTTTTCCAGCCATTTCTCCATCTAAAAAACGAGATGCTGGATCAAGCATAAACACACGATCATGAAAAATAACAGCGGACATTGCGTTTATAGCCCAAACTTCATCAAAAATATCACTTCTTGTTTTAGCAAGAATATATTCTGAAAAAGTATTTCCTAATGCAACAATGGCTATTGTTTTATTTTTTAAATTACTCATGTTCTTTGCTTTAGTAATTTTCCTGTTCTGAAAGCGTCTTTGTCTTCCATTCCTTCTGCATAGTTTTTTAACCTAGAAATAGATTCCATGTATCTATCAGAATACATTTTTATAATATCAGCTTCACCCTTCATAAATGTGTAAGCCTCTACTAAACATGCGTAAAGAAGTGCATCAGTTGCATTGTCACCTATCCACGTTTTGCCAGTACCGTCTGTTGTGATTGAGGTTGGTCTATAAAAGTAATGCAATTCAGCCACATATGAAGCATCAGGTGTTGGTGCTACTATAAAGTTTTGATAGTCAAAAGGAGCATAATATTTTGGATTTCCAGTTGTTGAAGATCCACCAGGAGTATATTGTTGTAAAAAACTTACGTCTTTTTGTAACAGAAAATTAGTGTTCCCACTAGAATCAACGAAAGCTAAAGAAAAAGAAGATAAATAATCAGTAGGCATAGCTAAAAATTTATTACCACTAGTTAATTCACCAGAAACATTTTTACGAAAATACTCTAAATCTATTGATTTAAATATTCTTTCTTCTGCATTAGTAATAAAAAAAGGTATTTCTGCAACAAAGGTTGTTTCAGAATTATCAGTCCAATCTTTAATAGATTGAGTTAATGTGGTAAATGTCCATGCCATTATGTTATACTCACTGTTACGCTACCAACACTCGCAGTAGCTTCAAAAGTTTCTATTTCTTTACCTATTATACCTAAACCTGTGTTTGTATAAATAGTAAAAACAGTAAAATCATCATCATTGTCTGGTCTAGCGTTCCTAATAGCCTCTGGATCAGTTGAAACTTTTGGAGGAGTTAATTGAGGATGCTTCTCCTCATACTCATCTTTGCCCACTAATAATCCTGTCCATTCCTTACGCATATCTTTTAATCTGTATCTAAACCCAGATCTATCTGACAATCCATAAGCGTACTTACCAGACGCAAAAGCTCCCATTATCCTACCTTATAAAAACTTAATTGAGGTGTTACAGTAAAAGAAGACCTGTCTCTATCTTCTCCTATAGCTCTTTCAAATTCTTCTTCATAAACGCTTTTTAATAATTGTATTCTATCAGGAGCTTTTTTCATGGCTATATAGTAAGCAAGACCAGCAGTTAGGCAAGGATAAAATCTAAATGGTATTTCCATTGTGTTTATAGCAGAATCTGCATCTTGTATTCTTGTTAAAGCATCATATACAATCGTATCTGTACTATTTTCTGGTGTTGGCCATATTTTTAAATTTGGTGTAATTTGCCTATCAAGAAAAAACTGAGTTGGTCTTCCAGTTGTGGTCTTACTTGGAGTAGACAAATAAGCATCCCTACTTATTCTTGACATACTAAAATCTGTAGTGCCTCTATGAACAACAGCAGAAAGTATATCAATTACATCTGTACCTAAAGAATACTCTGCATCATTTGCAGTTAGAGCTTGAGTTCTTTGTGAAATAGTCCATTGGTTTAAACCTCTGTTAGCCCATTCTGCTAACATAATGTTTAAAGACCTTCTAGCCGTTTGAAGATCATATCCAGTACGAACTTCTAACCCACATCTCTCAAAGGCTTCTTCAATATAATCAGCTACGTCAAGTTCAAAGTTTGTTGAGCTAGAAGTTGTCATTTCTTTTTTCTCCTAAGAGATTTAACTCTTCTTGGTTTACCTGCGGGTTGTCCTATTTTATTCTTCTGACTTATTCTACTTCTTTTTTCTGCTGATGTCATCTCTGAACTAGTTTTTGGAGTTTTTGAAGAAACTCTTTTGCTTGGGCGACAATAAGGAGTGCCTCTTTTCTCACCTTTTTGACGACCACACGCTTTACCAGTTTTAACATCTTTCCAGCCTTCCTTAAACCATCTTTTTAAAGCCAGACCTTTTTGTGTTTTACGAACTGCCATTATCTATACTTTGTAACTTTACGTCTGTTTTCCATAACTATGCCACATCCTCTGGCTATCTTTGGATTTTTAGATGTTCTTTTTCTTTTGCCTCTTGCAACAGAACCTCCTTTTTTCATCTCAACAACACCACCTTCAGCTTTCTTTTTTGCATTTCCATAGTTAGCAGCTCCAACTTTTCTACATTTTGCAATAGCTCCACTAGCATACGCAGAAGGGAAAACTCTGTATCTTGCTTTAACTTTTCTGTAACAAGCGTCTTTTGGCATTCTTTTTTACCTTTACTATTTTCTTTATCTTCTTTATCTTCTTTTTCTTTGAAGGAGGCTTAGATATTTGCATACTCATTTGTGATCTACCCATAGCCATTATATTAACTGCTCCAATCCAGACGCTACTACAATTAAAGTAACTATCATCCAAAGTCTGTTGTCTAGTCTTTTTAGGTGATCTTGAATATCAGAGTATCTTTTGTCACAAGATTCTTCATGCTTTTCTAATAATTTTAACACTTCTTTTGCAGTCATTAGCATTTCCACCTTTTTCTAGCTTGTCGTAAACGGCTATTTGGATCTTTAGCGGCTTTAGGGAACTTCTTCATTTGTCCTGCACTTCTTGCACAATAAGACTTACGTCTTTTTGATGCCTTGCTACCAGCCTTAACTTTACCAGTTACTGCTGTTTTTAATTTACTGCCAGGATTGTCTTTACGATATTTAGCGACACCCTTTGCAGTCATGCCAGCACCAGACTTCGTAGGTCTTTTCTGTCCACCACCTATGGTGTGACCTTTCATAGTGCCTTTTTTCTTTTTCTCAGCCATTTGTACTCCTATGCGAAGAAAAATGTCATCATATCTATTGTGCCAACAGTGTATCTAATACTTAGTCCACTCTCAAACAAAATACCGTTTTGAGGTATAGTTCTATCAAGCGTTGTATTATCAGTGCCTATTGTTCTTGATTTAAACAATACTGTTCCTGATTCTGGAGTTCCGTCAATAAATTCTACAACTCCAGCAGTTCCGCCAGATACAATTGAGAATCCTTTTAAACGAACTCTGCTACCACCACCAACGGCTTGTGCCGCAGAAGCGATAGAGCCAACTTCTATGTTTGCTGCAAATTGTGCAGAACTTGTTACTGAAGTAATTGTCTTAAAGTATTTAGTACCATCTACAGCTTCAGCAGAACCAGTAGAAACAATTACTTCTGTAAGAGCATTATCAAAAACATCTGTTCCAACAATAGTATTTGTCTTAGCATTATCACCTGTTCCTGCTGTGGTTACAGTTAAAATCCTAGCCCCACCAGAAGCAAAAGCAGTATTTGCTAATGTTGCTGTCGTATTGGGTCTTGCTGCGGTAACTATAAAATTATCATCTGCTGCAACCTCATCACTTATGAAGACTGGTTTTACGTCTGACCTACTACCTGACATTCCCATATTATTCTCCTTATAAAAGTGTGGGGGTAATTAACCCCCACTATA